ACTTGGCTTACTAATCCAAACATTGATAAAGAATGGTTAGATGGTCAAAAGAAAAAAGATCCACAAGAATTTCAAATGCAATATGGTGCTGAGTTTGGAGCATCATCATCTGATCCAATGTTTAACTCTGAAGACATTGACAGAATGTTCTCTTCAATGTCTATGGTAAAAAGAAAAGAACAAGCAGAAGGGCATTTTGAATATTTCTGTCATTTGGATCCCGCACGTACATCTGACTATTATGCTCTTGTAATTGCTCATACTGAAAATATGTTTGGTCAAATTGGTCCTGACTTTCAACCATTGAAAAGAGTTGTAATTGATCACATTCATTTCTGGAATCCTAGGACAAAAAATCAACCTGTTAAAGAGAAAGATGTTGAAGATTATGTAATTGAATTACATAGAAAGTTCAAATTTAAACAAGTAAGTATCGATCAATGGAATTCACAATCTTCTCTGATAACTTTACAATCAAGAAGAGTTCCTATTGTAGAGCGTCAATTTAATAAAGAATATAAAGAAAAAATTTACACAGAACTTTCTCAACTAGTACGAGATGACCGAATTGATATTTATGATTTATCTGGTGGAGAATATCGAGATTTAGATCACAAGTTGATTTCTTTAAATGAAGTACAAGAAGCTAAAATTCAATTTTTATTCTTACAAAAAAAATGGAAAGGTAAAAGATATTATATTGAAGCATTATCTGGATATAAAGATGATATTTGTGATGCTGTGGCTGCTGTAGCTTACGAGTGTCTTACTTCAAAAATTATGTTTAGATTACCAAAATCAAAAATGGTTAATCTAAATAGGCGATAAAGGTTATTTTTTTAAATAATAAGAACAAATCATTATGTCTAACAATATCAGAACAGCTCAATTTGGTGGTGTAGGCGGCGGGGGAAACGGCTCTGCTTTTCAGCCTGGTGGTAGTCCCTTAGGTCGTGGTGGATCTAATAGGGGTGGACACGAAATCAATCTTTATGTGGATGAAGATGCTAGTTTTGATAAATTGTTAAGAAGAACCCATAATGAGCCTGACAATAGAGAAGTAAATATTGAGTCAAGGCTTACTCCTCAGCATAAACATTATGAAGAGATGATCCCTTATGAGCTAACTCCTGAAGAAAGAATGAGAGCCAAATTTAGAGCTCAACTTCATAATTACAAGCAATCTTTAGAAAATGCTGCTAATAGTTTGATGAAAAATAGTCCGGCATATATAAAAGAGCATTATCGTGCTAAAGATGAGCATATGATGACTATGGAACAATCTTTAGAAGATCGCCATAAATACAATATAGATTCTAAATATCCAGGAGAGGAATACAAAGATCCTGATAAGCCTTCAAGATTACATTTTGCTATTTCAGATGAATCTATGAATCGTGTTGCAGAAGATTATGCAGTCAGTAGAAGAAATAGAATTACTGATGAATACCCAGAAGATAGAAATCAGTTCGATGAAGCTCAATTTACTCGCCCATCTTTAGGAAAAACTCCTGTGTTAACTCACGGAGAAGAGTTTGATAATTACTTAACAAGCTTAATGACAGTTAGCACTCCTGATCACGATGGCTTCCAAGAATATGAACTTAAGGATACCGTTTTATCTTATCCTGATCCAGATGGTAAAGCAAATGTTCATGCTCCAAAAGATATAGCCCCACAATCAGAAGCAACAAAAAAATCAAATCCATACATTACTACAGAACAAGCATTGAATCTAAAGAAGAAAGATACATCATATTTAGACTACATAGATCCTACAAATAAAGAAGACAAAGGCGTAGAAGAAGTTTATGATGGTTCAGCTTTTTATGGAATCAGTGGTCATAGTTTGTAAAGGTAAATAAAGAGCAAGTTAACAAGAACAAGTTATGGACGCAAATTCAATTCAAACATTAATTAAGCTTTGTTCAAAATTAGACAAAACTGGGCATTATTCCAAGGCCGATAGTTTGTTTGAAAAGATTGCTCAATACTATCCTCAACAATCAGTTACTCAATCGCCAAACGTATCTTTGGTTCCTTATGAAGATATTGAAGAAGAAACTAAACAAAATGATTTCTGGCGACAAAAAATTAACCCAAGAAAAATTCCTAAAGAATATTTTGACTTGGGAGGAGAAGCTGATGGTCAAAGTATAGAAGGCCAACTACACGGACCAGACAATGTTCCAGGACCAGCCTATATAGATCCAGGTAATCCAGCTTCTAGTCCTTCTATGGCAATTTCCAATGGCGAAGATTTAACTGATAAATTTTCCTGGGAAGAAACATATGAAAAAAATGTCGATGATGGAAATGCTTGGAAAAATAGAATACCAAACAGATAAGGAATAAAATTATGCCTATACCAATTAAACCAGTTCATTCTTTAGATTTACACGCAGAATTATTTGACGGACCATCAATGGAAGGTCTTGGATTATCAGATATTCAAATTCAACTTCTTGGCGTTTCACAAGCTCCTAAGAAAATTGAAGCTGCTAAATTGAGTGAAAAATATTTAGATATGCTCAAGTCAATTGATGCAAACACCGATGTACTAGTTACTGCAGCTAGTTACGTTGCTTTACACAAAGATAGTACAGTTTGTGGCGTTCCAACAGAAATTTCTGACAATGATCTTTTAGCTATGAAAACTGCTGGTTTACTCACTGGTTACGGTAGATCTGTAGAACTTACTGAAAGAGCAAGATTAGCATTACGTGATCATTACTTAAGTATTGACAATGTAAATGAATTTAGAAAGCAAAGAACAAAAGATAGATTTGATCTTGATGAAGCAAGAAATGTAAAAGCATCTTCAAGTAAATTTAAGAAAGTTGGTTCTTGACTCACTAACAAAGAATTCCGTGATGAATTCGATGTTAGGTTTGTAGCTGACACAGATAAATTAAGAACTAAAGGCTTGATGAATGCAGAGCCTTTAGATGATTATGAAGTAGTATTTTTTACTTTTGATTATCCAGATTGCTATTCATTTTGGAATAAAAACGTATCATTTGCACTTTCTTTAGCATTTTTAGATAAAAATTATAAGATTGTGGATATTAAGGATATGGAAGCAGATGACCCTAAATCTGTAGCTCCAGAGTCGAACAATGTTGTATTTGTTGTAGAAGCAAAGAAAGGATTGTTCAAAAAATTAGGCATTGACGTTGGAGATAAATTGTTTTTGAAGGGCAAGAAAGTAATTTTCAGTAAAAAAACATAAATAGATGCATTAAAGGAATTTGAACATTAAATTTAGAAATTTTCTTAATGTATTTTTTCTTGAGGAGAAAAATTAATTATGGCAGATAGAATTTTCCCAAACAGATTTCAAGAAGATCCTCTTGATTCTGACTTGGTATTTCAAGGAATCGATTGGGATAACTTTAACCAAAGATTAGCTGAAGCAAAAGAGCCTAAAGAGAACAAAGGTCTCAAAGCTCTTATCGATGCTATTGGCGATGAAAAAGTTGATGAATTGCAAGGTGAAGATCATAGCGATCATGATGAAGAAGCTTCAATGGATCACAAGTCTGGCTATATGAAAGAAGCCAAGAAAGGTCTTCCAGAAGGCTTAAAGAAGTGGATGGAGCAGAATGGTAAGGGCAAGAAGTCTGAAGATTCTGATGATGAAGAAGATGAAGACGAAAATGGCGATGAAGAAAAAGATGACAAAGATGACAAAGGTCCTATGACTAGAAAAGGTCCTAAGTCTAAGTCTGAGAAGAAAGCTTATCATTTTAACCACGCTTCACAATTATCAGCTGAAGCAGTAGAAGCTGCAGTTGCTGCTGGTGATGAAGACCTCAAGGACGCTATTCTTGCTGCTCGTCACGACAGAAGAGTTAGATTAGCTGGCAAAATTGAGCGCCAAGTTCAAGCTCAACAAGAAACCAATGTAAAGCTTGCACAAAGAAAAGCTTACAGAGAAGCATTGGTTCAAAAAGTTGCTGCTAAAATGGATGATGAGAAAGATTCAGCTATGGAAAAAAATTGCGAAAAGTGTGGCGGAGTCTATGCTGGCAAAGATTGTGAATGTGCTGATAAATCAAGTATGAAAGAAGCTAAAGCATTCTCATCTGCTGCAAAAAAAGCATTTGCTGCTAAGGCTATTGCTGAAGGTTTTCCAATAGAATATATCAATGCAAGATTAGGTGAAACATCAGCACCTAAAGTTGATAAATTATCCGACATCAAGAATGTTCTTGCTTCTGACCTTAACACAAATGTAAAGGTTGCTGCAGCTTCTTCAATGATTAAAGTTGCAACTCTTACAGATGCCGACTATTCCAGAATTGTCGATTATTGGAAGAATGAACTTGGTTATGGCGATCAAGAGTGGATTGATGCACTCTTTACCAAAAAATACGACAAGAAATAATTACCATCCTCAAGAAAAAATAGTCCCAGAACGTAAGTTTTGGGACATTCTTGAAAAGTAATATCAGGATATAATAAACATGAGCAGATTTAGAAAAGTATCAGAAATCGATAATATTCCAACATTTTTGGAAAAGAGATTTATTGGCGCTCAAGTTGAAGTTGAAGAAGATCCATACGCTGAGTTAAAGAGAAATTCAACTGCAAACAGACAATCAATTTCTAAACAAAATATTGGTTTCACAAAAGAAGCAAACAATATTAACAAGTCTTGGGAAAAGATTCAAGGTGCATCAACTTATCAAGATTTAAGAGATACCACACTTGAAGATAGAATTCTTTCACAAGATTTTGGTGCCATTAGAAGAGCTGGGTCACAGTTCGACGATGGAGAAACTGCAAGAACTACAACTAGTGGATTAAAAGCATTTTCGGCTGATGAATATATGAATGCTATGCTTTCAAGATCAGCATCTATTTTCAACCCAGATATGATTTCAATTTCAGAAGAATTCTTGAATTCACAAGCTTCTACCAGTGAGCAATCTATTGTTGAAAATCAAAGAGCAAGAGAAGCCAAGGCAACTCGTCATAAAGCTTGGGAAGAAAGCCAAATCAGCAATTTAAGACAATCTTCTGTAGTTTCTTCAAGAGCACATTCAATCTTGAGAACATCTTCAGACAATGAATTCAATTCAACATTTGGAATGATTGATCCATCTGCTCTGGACAATCGTGAATCAATGAGAATTGCTAATCAAGAAAAGAACAGAAATGAAAGAATGGCAATAAAGAAAAATATTCAAAGTGATATGAGCAACAAGTCTCAATCAAGAGCAAAAACTTTTAATGAAATCTATAATAGTATTGACATTAACTTTGATGAAATTGACTAATGAATAAACTGTCTCAAACTGAACCACCTTTAGCATCAAATCCGGCAAATGGAATTAATAATATTCCATTGAATGGTGAAAGTGTTGAAGGTGTAACAAAAGATGAAATGAGACAGCTTATGAATAAGGTCAAATCTGCTAATGATAATTTTGCTGAACTTTCTGATGAAGTCACCTTAATTTCAGACAAAGTACAAGATAGTAACTTAAAGCATCAATTAGATAAGCTATCTAAAGCATTACTTATGTCCAATAACAATAGAACAAGAACCAAAGATCCTATAACGCAAGAATTGGATCCGAGCTATTCTGATATAGCGAATAAGATTGAACAAACTTATTTATCCGAGGCTAAGAACGTGTACAACAATTCCAAAACAGCACAGGTCAAAAAGAAAAAGAAAACTAGAGGCAATCCATTCCGTGTTTTAATGGGTAAAGTGGGTAAATTGCTTGATCACGGTGTCGAAAAGAACGATATTGTCAGATACATTTCTAAGCTTAAATATTGGAATAAAGAAACTGTTGAACGTGCTATTGATATTGTTAAGGAATATAACAAAAAATTAGAGAAAGGCAAAGATACAGACAAAAAGCCAGATAAGTCAGAAAAGACTGCCGATACTGTTGATCTTAATAAATTAGTCAAAGATAAAGAAGATGTTGAGAAAAAGACTAAAGATATTGAAGAAACTGTAGAGAAGATTAATGATACTGAAGAAAAAGGAAACAAAAACGCTTCAGTAAAGATTGCTGCTCTGAATTATGACGCAAAACCTAATTTTGAAAAGAGATCCACACCTGAGTTGATTATGAGAGCTTGTTTTCTAATGGATTTACAAGATTATTCTAAAACAACAAAGCAGGGTGATTTCAAAGATGCTGCTGATAAAAAAGGCGTTAGCGAAGAACTAAAGCAAATCAAAACAGCTCTTAAAAATAGAGGTTTTGACAATGAAGAATTATCAAATTTAGGATTGGGTAAATAATTATGGACAAGGGATATAAAATCAAAGCAACATACGAAACTCACGATCCTAAAAAAATTCAAAACATTATGGATAAGAAGCCATTAGTTGGCGGAACTGGGTTGCTTAGTATGCTTCAAGACACACTTTCTGGGCTTGGAGATAATGATTCTATGCCAATGTCTTCTCCTTTCCACGTTTTAAATATGGATGATTTTGGTGATGATCCGATAATTTCAGCTTTTAAAAATATGGGCGGACCAGAAAATATTGTTAAGATTGTCGCTCTTCCTAAAAAAGAAGCACACCAGCATTTGCACGAAGCATATAGCAAATTAAATAATATCAAATTGGCAGAAGAAAGAAATACTCTTCGTTATGCTTATATGGCTTTACAAAACTTTTTAAATAAGAATAATGAAGCAGCCAGATTAGAAAGAGTAGCATATAAAACAACAGATAAATCTGCTGGATATTGGCAAATCGAAGCCATCAATTCTTTGGATAAACTCAAGAAATTTGCATCTTCTTCTTTGAGAATTTCTAAGATTGAAAGTGCTAGAAATGTTGTTCTATCAGGAAACAAAATACAAACTACTAAAGTTTCAAACTATTTGCATAATTGGTATTCAGAAATTACACCAAAAGAAAATAGAAGAGTAGCTTACACAACATTGTCAACACAGGCTAATGAGCCTTATTTACTTTGCCCTAAAGGTAAATTTCAAGGATACAAAGCTCCAGTACCTATGGAAGTTTCAAAGTGCCGTGAAAACTGTATTGACTCCAGAGTTGACAAAGACGGACACGTTACTTGTGCATATCAAGATTGGCTCAAAGTAGCTTTCCAATCTCACGATGAAGTGATGGCAAGATTAGATGTTCATAAGCATCCTGATAATGAAGCTAATGCTTTAGAACTTAAAGAAGGCGAAAGATCCAAGAAATTAACAGAAGGTGAAATTGGATTTGAAGCAAGATTTGATAATTCAGATAGAGGCGCTAATAAAATCAGAGGCAAGCAAAATGTCGATGATTCTAGAGAAAAACAATTATCAGAATCTAAACAATCAAATTATGGTCATCAACAAGGCGATAAGCCAGTAATGCGCCCTAAACAAGCTCAAACTGATTCTAATAAAACAATCGATTCACAATTACCAAGAAAAGATCAAAAGGGTACAGATTACCTTGAAATGCTCTTGAGAAAATTAAATAACAAAGAATCTGTTACTGATGAAGTTATGGAAAATCAACTTGATTCCGATGGTCTTTATACTCATCGTGGTGAAATGGAAAATTCTTATTCTGATCAATTAAATGTGAAAGGAAAAGATCCAATCAATTACAGAGATGAATTGAATAAGGATAAAGATGAACCAAAAGAATCTATTATTCATCAATTAGATAAAACTGCTTCTAAAAAAGAAATGAATCAAGAACAAATTCTCAATGACACCAGAAAGAAGAATGTTGTTGATGTCCCTGTAGACAAGCAATTAGAAGACAGAAGACAAAATACTAAAAATACCAAAAATATTGAAGCACTTTTAGATGCTGAAGATGAGGACAGTATGGGTCATCAATTTTCAGAAGAAGATCTCAAAAAATTTGCTGATGAACTTGGCCTAGATTACATTATGGAATCTAAAAGAGAAGAATACGACGATGTGGTATAAGCAAGTTCTAGCCCAATTTGGTGGTGGTGTTAATTTTTCAGAAGAAGAAAAAGTTGATTCTCAAAACGATTCTGAAATTGACAACATTAGAGATGTAGACAATCAACCTGCTGGATTATATGATGAATTGTCAGGCATTCTTGAAAAAATGGGCAAAACACTTGATGAATATTACAGTATGAATCAAATCCAACAAAAAGAAATCTGGGACTTGCTTGTTGATCGTCCGCATAGAATGACTATGGATAACACTGGAAATTTTATTAAATCTCCACAATCAGCAGCAAATGAAGCACGTAGACATTCTCCTTATCACGAGAATCCAGAAGAAACAACTTTAGAAGAACAACTTAGAGGGTCTCAACAAGAAAATAATAATAGAGAACCACAAAGTATGGCCTCTACGGAAAAAGGCAATAGTTTTCAACATTTCAAAAATGGAGAAGGATATTATCAAGCTTCTAAAGGCAAACAAGATCCTATCCTTTTTGGAAACAAACCTTCTAATCAAACTTGGTATTAAGTTATAAATTTTTAGAACGGTATAATATATGTTATGGCAAATAGAACATCATTGGCTTCTGCTATTAGAACAGCAGCAACACAAGTATCAGGAGCATCAACAGCTTCAGCAACTGTAAACAGAAATTATGCAAGCAGTAGAATTGGTCTAGGTTTAGGTCCAGGCGTAACAAGAACTGCTAGTATGAATACAGTTACTACAGCTCCTAATTTCTATTCGCCATTCTTAACTCCATCATCATTTCAAATTCCAAATGCTCGTCGTGAAGTTTATCTTTGGGCTAACTGGTGGAGAAATAACGAACCAAAAATTGCCGCAGCTGTCAATTTTTACACCAACTATCCTTTTAGTGGTTGGAAATTAGAATGTTCTTCTTCTTACGTAAAAGACTATTTTGAAAAGTTAGTAGAATCACTCAACTTTCAAAAATGGCTTCCTGAAATTTCCAAAACATACCACTTACTTGGTGATTCATTTGTTTTGCTTTCTCTCGATTGTCCTCATTGCCAAGGTTCAAACTGGGACGATGATAAAAACCAAGAATGTCAACACGATGGAGCTACTTGGAAATCAATTTCAATTCTTAATCCAGATGCTGTAATCAAAACTCCAGGAATGATTGATCAACCTGGTAGCTATGCTTATCGTCCATCTGCAGAAGAAATTAGAATTGTAAATGAAAGAAATCCTAAAGAAGTCTATGACAAGATTCCTGATGATATCAAAAAGATGATTATTCAAGGAAATCCAATCAAGCTCAATCCAATTTCTATTCATCATTTTAAATATGGATCAAACCCTTGGGAAGATTATGGAATTTCTATGATTCGACCATTGTTTCCAATTTTAACTTACAAAGATAAATTACGTCAAGCTCAATATATGATTGCTGAACGTCTCATCTTGCCGATTAAGGTAGTAAAGATTGGTAGTGACACAAGACCAGCATCTCAAGAAGATATTGATAATGTTCAAGATGAATTGGCATCTATTGCTAATGATCCAAACTTAACACTTGTAACTCACCATAACTTTGATCTTGAATGGTATGGAGCTACAGGTAAAATTCATCCTCTTACTGGTGAATTTGAATTAATTGAGCAAGAAATTTTAGATGGTGTTATGCTTAATAAGGCACTTCTTAATGGTGAGGGTCCAACTTATGGCAATGCTCAAGTTGGTCTTCTTGCGATGGCTCAAAGATTAGAGACATTTAGAAGAGAAGTTGCACACTGGATTGAGCAAAATGTTTTTATGCCAGTTGCTAAATGGAATGGTTTTGTAATTGAGGGAGAAAGAGGTCAGGATGAATTAGTTTATCCCAAGATTAAATTTGATGATCTTCAATTACGTGACGATACTGGCAAACTCCAAATGCTTGTCACTGCTAATCAAAATGGTGTTATCTCAAATGTTTCCCTTATTGAAGCTTTTGGCTTAGATTCAGACCAAGAAATTGAAAGATTAAGGTTTGAGCAAGGTTCAAGTTTTATGAACGATCAAAGTTTTGGCACTCCAAATGTTTCTTTGAGTTTTCAAAGTGGTGGAGTTACTGGTCAAGGCTTTGGTGCTGCAACTCCTGATGCATCTGGCGGAAT